ATGCCCAAGATATCGGCACTGGAGCTGCGCGACCTTCTCACCGCGCAGCGCTGGGACTCCATGTCCGCGATCACGGCGAGCAAGCTCAGCGAAGAGCGCGCGACGTCGCTCGATTACTACCAGGGCGACATGTCCAAATACATGGCCGCCCCGGCCGGCCGGTCGAAGGCTGTGTCGATGGACACGTCCGACACGATCGAGGGCATGATGCCCACGCTGATGGACATCTTCGCCGGCGGCGATGAGGTTGTCAGGTTCGATCCGGTCGGCCCTCAAGATGTGCCCGCAGCCGAGCAGGAGACCGATTACGTCAACCATGTCTTTATGCAGGTCAACCAGGGCTTCCTGATCCTGTACGCCTTCATCAAGGATTCGCTTCTCAGCAAGAACGGCATCGTCAAAGTCTATTGGGAGAAAGAAGAGCTAAAGGAGCGCGAGACCTATCTCGACCAGCCGCCCGAGGCGCTGGCCGCGCTGCTCTCTACCCNGGACGTTGAGGTTGTCGAGCATACTGAGCACGACGGGCTGCATGATGTGACGATCGAGGCCGCACGGGTGAGCGAGAAGGCCCGCGTGGTTTCAGTGCCGCCCGAGGAATTCGGCATCTCGCGCCATGCCCGTAACATCAAAGATGCGACCTATTGCTTTCATGACGTGTTTCGGACGGAAAGTCAGTTAATTGAGCAGGGCTTTGACGAGGACCAGGTCAAGAAGCTGCCCAGCTACCTGGTCGCGCATACCGTCGAGGAGATCGCCCGCGACACGGTGAACGAGTCCACACTGCGCCAGGGCGAGGACAATCTCAACACGGCCAATCGGCTGATCCGGGTCACCGAGCACTACATCAAGCTCGATTACGAGAAGAACGACGATCCACGCCTCTACCGCGTGACCACGGCCGGCGAGGAAGGCCATGTGCTGTTGCGGGACGGCGAGCCGGATGTGATCGAGGAGGATCGCATCCCGTTTGCAGCCATGACGCCGATCATCATCACGCATCGGTTCTGGGGCCGCTCGATCGCCGATCTCGTCAAGGACATTCAGGAGATCAAGACCGCATTGCTGCGCGGCATGCTGGACAACCTCTATCTGCACAACAACCCGCGGGTGGAGGTTTCCGAGGCGCACGCAACCGACGCCACGCTGGATGACTTGCTGGTGAGCCGGCCGGGCGGGATTGTCCGCGTGAAGCAGCCCGGCGGCGTGACTTGGCAGGAAGTGCCCGACATCACCGGCTCCATCTATCCGGCGATGCAGTATCTCGACGCGACGCGCGAATGGCGCACGGGCGTGTCACGCCAGGGCCAAGGCGTTGATCCCAACGCGTTGCAGAACCAGGTCGCGACGATCGCGAACCAGATGTTCAATGCCTCGCAGGCGAAGATCAAGCTCATTGCGCGGATCTTCGCCGAAACCGGCATCAAAGACCTGTTCATGCTTTTGCATGCGACCATCCGCAAGCATGCGAGCAAGCCGGCGATTGCGAAGCTGCGGGGGCAGTGGGCGCAAGTCGACCCGCGCGACTGGAAAACGCGCGACGACATGACGATCAACGTTGGGCTGGGCACCGGCTCGAAGTCGGAGCAGCTCGCGCATTTGCAGCTCATCATCGCGGCGCAGAAAGAGGCCGTGTTGGGCGGGCTGCCGATTGTGTCGGCGCAGAACATTTTCAACGCCGCCAAGGAGCTCACGAAGCTCGCCGGCCATAAGGATACGGACAAGTTCTTTACCGCGCCGGGCCAGCCGCCCGACCCGAGCAACCCGGCGAGCGCGCCGCTGCAAAAGCCGCCTGATCCCAAGCAGCAGGAGATCCAGGCCAAGGCGCAAGCCGAGCAAGCGAAGGTGCAGGCCGACGCGGCGCACCAGCAGATGAAGACTCAGGCGGATATTCAGTTTCAGTCACAAAGGGCGCAGATCGATTCGCAGTTGGCCCAGAGCAAGGCGCAACTGGAAGCTCATCTTGCTGAGCAAAAATTTGCTTTGGAAGCGCGGCTCAAGGAAATCGATGCGCAGCTGAAAGATCAGGAATTGCGCCACCGCGAGGCGCACCACGCCATGACGCTTGAGCAGCTCGCGGCTTCGCACGTGGCCAAGATGGAAGCGGCAAAGAGCGCGGCGAAGCCGGACGCATCGCATTAGGAGAACATGAATGTCCTATCGCCCCATACAGCCGTTCAAGCCCTACCCGGCGGCAACGCAGGCGCTCGCAGTGACGACCGCTACCGCCAACGTCGCTTTGCCCGCCAACACGGCGCAGGTGATGCTCTCGACCAAATCGGCTGACTCGCTGTGCTTTTTCGAGTTCGGCGGCAGTAGCGTGACGGCCATCGTGCCCTCCGGCGCCACGTTGGGCGGAACGCCGCTCAACGGCGGCACAACGCAGCTGTTCAGCGTGCCGATCGGCGCGACGTACATTGCGGCCATTACCGCGAGCGGCACCGCGACGCTCTATATCACTCCGGCAGAGGGGCTCTGATCCATGCTGCGGGCAGGTGGCGGGGGTGGCGGTGTAGCGTCGTTCAACTCGCGCACGGGCGCGGTCACGCAAACGTCCGGCGATGTGACGACGGCGCTCGGGTTCACCCCGCTTAATCCGGCAAACAACCTCAACGACGTTAACAGCCAGGCGACGGCGCTCGCCAATCTGGGTGGCGTTTCGGTGCTGCGCAGCTACATCGCCGGCCTTACGCTTTCCAATGATGGAGGGACGCCCAGCTCGGTCCTTGACATCGCCGCTGGCCAAGCCGCCGACAGCGGCAATGCGGTAATGATCTCGATCGGCGCGTTCACGAAATCGACGGCCGGCGCATGGACATCAGGCACGGGCAACAACGGAATGGGCAATGGGCTGACCATTGCCAACAGCACATGGTATCACGTCATCCTCGCCAATAACGGCGGCACGCCGGATATCTATTTCGACACTTCGGCCACTGGGGCAAATCGTCCGGCTGGAATCAGCGACACGAAGGTACGCCGCATCGGCTCGTTCCTTACCGACGGCAGCGCGCACATCCTCGCGTTCAAACAGGTCGGGGAGACATTTTACTGGTCGGCGCTCCCGCGCGATGTGGCGGGCGTGACCGTTACGGCAACACCGACACTCTATCCGCTGTCTACTCCGCTTGGTGTGCAGACTCGGCCGCTTTTGCGAGTGATCGTGGCGGCTGGCGGTGCACCCACGATCATTGTTTCTAGCCCGTCCGAGCCGCAACTCGTTCCCTCCGGAAACGGGTCTCCTGGCACAAGTCCCGGATTTGAGGTTTGGGGATCAGAAAGCAGCAGTATGGTCTACGGGCCGATGATCTACACGGACGCATCGTCAAATATCTACCTAACTGCATCTGCGAGTGTAGCGCCTGTTAATGTGTATACGCGCGGATTTGTCGATGATCGCGGCAGATACAATTAATTTCCAGTGGCGTCGCAATGAGCACGGACGAAGACAAGACCGAGCGAGCGATATCCCGCGGGGCTCGCGCCGAAGCATTGCTGGGCAATGAGCTGCTGCAAGAGGCATTTGCCGTACTGGATGCGAGCTATGTCCAGGCGTGGCGCACAGCGCCCGTGCGCGACGCCCAGATGCGCGAGAAGCTGTGGCAGGCCGTCAACATCGTGGGCAAGGTGAAGGACCATCTCGCCAGGATCGTTGCCGATGGCAAGCTGGCGCAAGCCGATCTGAAAATGCGCTCAACTCCGAGCGCTCGTTAACCCCTGAGGCATCATGACTGACACGACGCAAGGCGCCGATCAGGCACCGGCTGAATACAATATCGTCTCGCTCCCCGACAGCACGGGAGAGAATTTATCCATCAGCAAAGCTGCCCGCGCTCTCCAGTCCGTGCGGTTCAAGGACAAAGAGACACCGGCGGAAGCGCCTCCCCGCGAAGGCGGGGCTGCTGAGCCAGAAGCTCCCGCGCAAGCGGAAGACCGCGCCCCTCAGGAAACTGAGGCTCCCGCCGAGCCGACCGAGAGCCAGGCCGAACCGGCAGAGCAACTGCCGCCCATCGAGCCCCCGAGGTCATGGACGAAGGACGAAAAGGAACGGTTCACAACCTTGCCTCGCGAGACGCAAGCCTATCTTGCCGAACGCGAACAGGAACGGGACCGGGAGATTCGCCGGACTCAAAACGAAGCCGCTGAAAAGCTCAAAGGTCTTAACGCCAAAGAGCAGGCGATCGAACAGGCACGACAGCAGTACGAAACCGCAATTCCGCAACTGCTCCAGACCCTGCAAAACCAGCAGGCGGGCGAGTTCTCCGACATCAAGTCGATAAGCGATGTCGAGCGGCTCGCACGCGAAGACTGGCCGCGATACCTGCAATGGGACGTGGCCCAGAAGAAAATAGCTGCGGTCCAGCAGGAGATGCTCTCGGCGCAACAGCGCCAAGCGCAGGAGCGGGTGCAGAAGTTCTCCGAGTTTGCCAAGCGCGAGGACGATCTCTTCGGCGAGAAAGTCACCGACATGGCCGACCCGGAGAAAGCGGCAAAGCTGCAACAGGCCGCAATCTCTGTCCTCAAAGACGTGGGCTTCAGCGAGGCGGAACTGGGTGCATCGTGGAACGGGGAGAAGGATCTGTCTCTCCGCGACCATCGCATGCAGCTACTCATCCGCGACGCGACGCTCTGGCGCGAGGCGCAGCAGAAGGCAAAAGCGGCCGTCCAAAAACCTGTTCCTCCGGTTCAGCGCCCAGGCGTCACGCAAGGCAAGAACGCCGGGCGCGAGGCCGAAATCCAGAACCTCCAAAAGCAACTCGCAACCGCGAGCGGCATCAACGCTACGCGCATCGCGGCACAGCTCGTTGCCGCACGCCGTGCCGCCCGCTGAAAGGACTTTTAAGCCATGGCTCTCCCGACCAATACCTTCGCCACCTACGAGGCGATTGGCAACCGCGAAGACCTCTCCGATGTGATCTATCGTATCGACCCGACCGATACCCCGTTCATGTCGGGCATCGAGCGTGAGAAAGCGTCCGCCGTCAATCACGAATGGCAAACCCAGGCCCTCGCCTCCGCCGACAATACGAACGCGCAGCTCGAAGGCGACGACGCGAATACCAACACCACCACGGCGACGGTGCGCCTTGGCAACATCAATCAGATCTCGACCAAGGTTGCTCGCGTCACCGGCACTCAGCGCTCGGTCGATCATGCCGGCCGTGACGACGAGCTGGCCTACCAAGAGATGCTCAAGGGCCTTGAGCTCAAGCGCGACATGGAAACCATTCTCGCCGGCACCAACCAAGCCAAGAACACGGGCAACGATACGACCGCGCGCAAGACCGCTTCCGTGCTCTCGTGGATCAAGTCGAACACGTCAAAGGGCACGGCCGGAGGCGCAGCAGACCCGTCGGCGGCTGATGGCACCGGCACCCGGACCGACGGTACGCAGCGGGCGTTTACCGAGGCGAATCTGAAAACCGTGCTCCAGGGCATCTGGACCAACGGCGGCAAGCCCGACGTGATCATGACCGGCGCGTTCAATAAGCAGGTGTTCTCGACCTTCACGGGCCGCGCCACCCAGATCGAGCCGACCAAGCAGAAGAAGATCATCGCGTCGGTTGATGCCTATGAAAGCGACTTCGGCGTGCTCAAGATTACGCCGAACCGCTTCCAGCGCGCGCGCGATGTGCTCGTGCTGTGGATGGAGATGTGGGCGCTCGCCTTCCTCAATGGCCGCCGCATGGTGTCCGTCCCCCTCGCCAAGACCGGCGATAGCGATCGGCGCATGCTCCTTTCGGAATACGCCCTCGTTGCCCGCAACGAGAAGGGCTCCGGCGGCGTGTTCGACAACACTACGTCGTGAGATCTCACATAGAAGATCGGCAGAGGCGGCGGTCAGCGCCGCTTCGCTTCAGATCATATCCACATGGTGGCCGGCATCTCGCCGGCCTTCCCTTTTTAAGGAGAGACCATCATGGCCTACCCGTCGACTCATCGTCTCAACGTCGTCCACAAATCGAGCTACTCTTCCAGCATCGGCGCGTCCCCAGTCGCGGCCTATATCCGCGTCCCGTTCCGTTCCCAGGTCACGCTGGTGGATGCCGTCACCCACGGCACCATCACGACTGCCGATTGCTCGGTCGCGGTGGCGCTCAATGGCACCGCGATCAGCGGCAGCCCGTTCGTCATCCCAGTGTCCGGCGCCGCGGCCGGCCAGGTCGCGAGCATGACGCCAACCAGTCCGATCTACGCGAATGTGGATGACGTACTCTCGTTCACGCCGTCCGGGGCTTCCGGCTCCAACATCGCGGCCACGTTCTCCGCAGCGCTGAAGGCAAACTGATGCCGCAGACCTCATTGCGCCTCGACGGTCGAGACCTGATCGCGCACAGCTATCAGGACGTTGAGGACATCATCGAGCACAACAAGGCACTGGCAAACGCTGGCCCGCAGCGCGGCGACTTCCGCCAGATCGCGTCTATTCCGCTGAACATCATCAACCAGTGGCTAAATGAGGAATGGGCGCGCGGCAACGTCAGTCTGCATATGTCGGGACCGGAGTTTGACGCCATGGTAGCGTGCAAGCTTGCGAATCCCGACTGGCGCTATCTGCGCACGGACAAGCAGTGAGCAAGGGCGACCATCGCCATCGCGTCCTGCTCGGTGAGCGTGAATATGACCGCACATTGCACGACCCGCGCTTTGCGGCCGTGCTCGCGCGCGCCTTCAGCGTGAATTACGACTACGACGTGCCCTATCTCGGCGGCTACAGCCAGGACGGGGCGAGGATCTATGTCGATCGCGACACGCCGGCGGAAGCCATGCGCGGCAAGCGGCTGTATCAGTTGCGGCCGCAAGGGCTCGTCTCTGGCATCGTCGTGCATGAGCGCTGGGAGAAAACGGCGCTCAGAGCCTGGCGCTGGTCCTATCGCGAGGCGCACGAGCTCGCCACCCATGCCGAGCATGTCCACGTGCGCGACGTGCTCAAGATGGATCCCGCCGAATACGAAGAGGTATGGCGCCCGATCATCCGGGCTGCCGAGAAGAAGCTGAATGCGCAAGGCGTGCAACTGCCTCCCGACCTTGACCGGACGCCGTATCAGTCATGAGCCTTTCCAATTACAGCGACTTGCAAACCGCGCTCGGTAACTGGCTGGATCACAGCTTGTATTCGGCGCGCTACGGGGATTTCGTCACGCTGTTCGAGGCCACCGCAAACCGTCGGCTGCGCGTACGTGCGATGGAAACGACCACAATCCTGGTCCCGTCCACACCCGCGGCGCTCACGGTCAGCAATGCGGCCAACAATGGCTCCGGGCTCATCCGGCTCACGATCAGCAGCACGTCCACGTTAGCGACGGGCAACGAGGTAAACGTCGCTAATCTCGGCGGCACGACCGAGGCCAACGGCTCGTGGATCATCACCGTGATCGATGGCAGCAACATCGATCTGCAGGGATCGACGTTCACGAATGCCTATGGGAACGGGGGCACCGTTACAGCGCAGTCCGGCTTTACCACGCTGCCCAACGATTATCTCGCCTGGCGGCGGGTGACCTGGACCGGCAGCACGCGGTCCGAGCTGGGCTACGTGCATTCATCGTACCTGCAGGCGGCATATCCGTCGCAGCCCGCAGACGTGCCGCGCATTTTCACCATCGAGGGCTCCACCCTCAAGGTGATGCCGCTCTCCGGCACGCCGCTCGAATTCGATTACTACCAGGCCATCCCGTCGCTGGTCAGCGCCAGCACGAATTGGCTGATGACCTCGCATCCTGACCTCTACCTATTCGGCTCCATGTGCGAGGCGGAAGCCTTCGGCGTGAATGACGAGCGCATGCCGATGTGGAAGGCGCGGCGGGATGAGATTTTTGAGGAAATCATCATGCGCGACCGGCAGACGCGCGGACCCAGCTATGTGCGGGTATTCGGGGCAACGCCGTGATTCTGCCGTTTCCCGAATTCGCGCCGGATATCTCCCCGTTCGGCGAAGAAGAATCGCAGCTCATCCAGAATGTGTTCCCGCGCAAAGACGGCTACGGGCCGGCGCCGGGACCGTCCGTCTATTCTGCCGCTCTGTCCGGACCGTGCCGTGGCTATTTGTATGCGCGCAAGGCAGATGGCTCGATCACCATCTTCGCCGGCACCGCGACGAAGCTCTATCAGATGAACAACACGACCTTCACGTGGACGGATGTGTCCAAGGGAGGCGGTTCGTACAGCAGCGTCCCGACCGGCGATCAGTGGCAGTTCGCGCAGTTCAATAATTTCGTGTTCGCGGTACAGATCAACACCGTGCCGCAGGTCTTCGACCTTACGTCCTCGACCGCATTCGCTGACCTCGGCGGCTCGCCTCCGCAGGCGCGCTATATCGCCGTGGTCAATCGGTTTGTGGTGCTCTCGGGCTTGGGCTCGTCCACGCCCTACCGCGTCCAATGGTCAGGCCTCAACGCCACCACGACCTGGACTTCGGGTGTGAACTCGTCCGATTTCCAGGACCTCCCCGACGGCGGCATTGTGCGTTCGATCGGCGGCGGCGAATATGGCCTGATCACCCAGGACTCGGCCATTCGGCGCATGATCTACGCGCCGGGCTCGCCTGTCATCTTTCAGATCGAGCGCGTGGCGCAGGACAAGGGCATCTTTGCTCCGCTCTCGCTGGTGCGCAGCGGTGATCGGCTGTTTTTCTGCGGCAACGACGGATTCCAGGTGGTCGCGCCGGGCGGCTACCCGCAATTCATCGGCAAGGAACGGGTTGACCGCACATTCTTCGCCGATGTGGATTCGTCCGCCCTGCAAATTATGATCGGGACAAACGATCCGAACACCACGCGGGTTTATTGGACCTACAAGTCATTGGCCGGCCGCTCCGGTCAGTTCGACAAAGTCCTCGTTTACGATTTTGCGCTTGATCGTTGGGCCATCCTCACCGGTTGGACCGGGCAGTATATCGCAAGCCTGGCCAAGCCCGGACTGACATTGGAGAACCTCGACCAGATTTCCTCCGGCGTGATTTCGATCACCGGGGCGGCAAACAACGGCTCCGGGCTCATCCGGCTGACGCTGGCGAGCGAGGTAGCGAACTGGACCTATGGTCTGGCCGACACCACGCATTCCGCCGGCGATGCTGGAACGACCAATCTCGGCAACGCGACACAGAACGCCGTCGTTGTGTACGGCGTTGGAGGCACCACGGAAGCCAACGGAACATGGCGTTTCACAGTCGTGGATGGAACCCATATCGATCTGGTCGGCTCGACATTCACGAATGCTTACATCTCCGGCGGCTCGATCGGCGGCGCTCTCGACGCCCTGACATTCTCGCTTGACGATGTGGCAATAGGAGCGCTGGCAAAGCTCTCGCTGTTCGACACATCAAACCGGCTGAACTTCCTTACAGGCGCCAACCTGGAAGCGCTCATGGACTCGGCCGAGCATGAGCTCGACAGCGGTCGGCGCGTGCGCGTGAAGGGATTCCGCCCGGACACGGACGCAAGCACAGCGCTCGGCTCGATCGGCGCGCGTGAGAATATCCAGGCCACGCCGGCCTACTCCAGCGAGCAGGCAGTCAACGCCAAGGGCCTGTGTCCCGCCAATGTCTCGACCCGGCTGGCACGCGCCAGGCTGCACATTCCGGCCGGCGCGACCTGGAGCTTTGCCAGCAGCGTTGAGCCGTACTTTGCCCAGGAGGGCAAGCGGTGAGCGTCCAAGTCGTTGCGCAATCCGAGCGCGACCTCGCCAAGATCGTGTTCACCTTGCGCCAGCTATGCGAGGGGCGATCGAACGCCGTCGGCACATTCACTCTGGCTGCAAGCGCTGCGACCACGACCGTGACGGCAACAAACTGCGGCTCGGGTTCGTCCGTACTGTGCTTCCCAACAACGGCGAATGCAGCCGGCGAATGGAAGAACGGCACGATGTATATCGGTACGGTGTCGAACGGCTCGTTCGTCGTGACGCACGCCAACAACGCGCAGACCGATCGCACGTTCATGTATGTCGCAATCGGTTGAGCTGATCTGCGTCCCGCCCGATGCGGTGCGCCAAGTCTGGCCGCGCGTCTGTCATCTGATCTACGAGGCAATGCGCCGCGGCAATCTGAGCGGATATCAGGGGGTGGCTGACCTTGTGCTCGACGGCCGCGGGCTCCTCTGGCTCGCCTGGGACGACCAGAAGATACACGCCGCGGCGGTAACATCTCTCGCGGCCACCGAGTGGCGGAAGGTGTGCGAGCTCATCGCTTGCGGTGGCAAGGACATGCCGCGCTGGCTGCATCTGATCGAAAAAATCGAGGCTTACGCGCGGGCAGAAGGCTGCTCGGCAGTGCGCATCGTCGGTCGCAAGGGCTGGCAGCGCATGCTCACGGACTATCGCGCACAGCGCGTCATATTGGAGAAATCACTGTAATGGGCGGAAGCGTCAATACGGGCGGGCAGACCCAAAACCAGACCCAGAACCAGAGCCAGAATCAGACCTCGACCACGACGCCATGGGCACCGGCCGTCGGATCGGTCTCGGGTATTCTTGGCAATCTCAGCTCTGTTAGCCCATTCACAAGCCCGACGGAGAGTAGCGCGCTCGCAACTCTGTCCGGTATCGGCGCGGCGGGTAATCCGTTCACGAGTGGTATCAGCAACGTGGCCAATACTTTGCTTGCCGGCGGCGGCCCTGATCGAACGGGTGTAATCAATGACGCCTATACAAATTATTTGAAGGCGATAGCACCTCTAACAAATCCTGACAACCTTGATCCTCGTAGCACTCCGGGCTTTAGCGACGCGCTCAGTGCAACAAACTCCGACATAACCAATCAGATCAACAGCCAATTTGCAGCAGCTGGGCGCGATCTCTCTGGCATGAACACGCAGACGCTCGCCCGCGGCTTGAGTCAGGGCGAAGGGCAGCTCATTTCTAATCAGTACAACGCGAATGCGGACCGTCTCGCGAGCACAGCGAACAATGTGTATGGCGCGGGGGCGACGACTGCCGGCATTCTTTCTGCTCTTGATCAGGCGCGGCTTGGTAACATGACAGCTGGCGTCAATGTCGCTGGTGATGCCTGGAACGCCGCGCAATCAGGGCCGATGCTTCAGCTACAAGCCGAGGCTCAGCGCCGCGGCATCCCGCTACAAACGCTCGCCGCCGAGATGGGCATCGCGCTCCCCGTCGGGCAGGCGTTTGCCACCACGAATTCCACCGGAAATATCAGCGGCACGATGAATGGCCAGACACAGAACACGTCGCCCCTGTGGCAGCAGATCACAGGCGGGCTGATCGGCGGGGCGGGCCTGCTCGGCGGCGTGGGCGCGTTCGGAAAGAACGGCTGGCTGAACTTTGGCAAGGACTGATAACAATGGCGTCGCTTCTCGACTTGCTCAATCCCAATGGTGCGCGGGGGGGCTTACTCGGCAACCTGCGACCACCGCCCGAGGATGCCGCCGAGAGCGCGAGCGGAATAGGCACGTTCGCAAGCAACAACCCGCTCACGCTGATGGCGCTCGGAGCTGGAATTGCGCAAGGGGGAGTGGGTCGTGGGCTGCAGCTCGCAGTCCCAGCTTTGAACACGGAGCGTCAGGAACTCCGGCGCGGGGCGATGCAGGTCGCAACGTACAAGGCCCTCCGTGCAGCCGGAGTGCCGCATGGGCAAGCCGTTGCGGGTGCCCTCCACCCAGAGGCGCTCAAAGCCATTGCCCGCTCCGGGTTTGGGACCATGGCCGCAGGTGCCCCTCAGGAACCGAATAGCGCCCCCATCGACGGGTCGGTTGACAAGACGGACACGCAGAACTCAGCGGATCCCACCGCTTTGGGTAAGAATGTTACAGCAGTAAACTCTGCAATCGGCCAGCTCGGGAACTTCATGAAGGCGCATGCCAAACCTGGCGGGAAGGCAGGTGCGGATGGAGGCTCCGAAGAGACGATATCGCCGCTCGATTCTGAATCGCTCTCCATGAAAGAAGCCGGGCCGCAACGCCAAGCCGCAGTTGATGACATCGAGTCACTGTTTCGGGCGAGCGGGATCGACGATGCGCAAGTTCGCGAGTGGAAAGACAATATCGCCAAGGCGAATTCTCCTGCACAGATTAAAGCTAGCGTTGGCAGCGCGCTTGAATTGCTCAACTCCCGGCTAGAAAAGCTTAAGCTTGCGTATGAACGTGCAACAGGGCGAGCCGCTCCGGAGCTGCTTTATCCGAAGTCCGCGCTAGCCCTGCGAAATCTTCGAACTTTTGTCCAAGGACCAAAAGCTGGCGAACAGGCGCAGTAAGCCACGCCAGGGGAAAGAAAGCTTCCGCCTTTACCGCGTCACCAAGCGCGCAGGAGCCGTCTCTTGAACCGTCACGGTTGAGGGAATCGGCGCGCCCTTTGCGCGCCGAGGGTCTTGAAGCGTACGGCCGCGACCCCCCGCCGCCATCCTTTGAGGCTCGCTCGCTCACGCTCGCTCGCGCCTCTGATGACGGCCCTCGGATTTCAGCGACAATCCGTCAAAGGTTACCACGCATGACACTATGGAAGTGGTCACAGACCGCTGCTGCCAATGCCACGGCTGATGCGAGCATCAATTGGGCAGAGGGGCAAGCGCCTTCCTCGGTGAACGACTCTGCGCGGGCCATGATGGCGGCCGTATCAAAGTACCGAGACGACATCGCGGGCGCGATCACAACGGCCGGCTCGTCGAGCGCGTATTCCCTTAGCAGTTATCAAGGCTTCGACACGCTCGCGCACATGCATCAGCAGATGATTGCGTTCGTGCCGCACACGACAAGCGCTGGCTCGGCCGGGCAGCAGATCACGCTCAACGTTGACGGCCTGGGCGCGAAGCCGATTCGGTTTGCCCCCAGCGTTGAAATCCCATCCGGCACGCTCGCGCAGGGCACGCCGTATGTGGTGACCTACAACAACAGCGACGGCGCGTTCTATTTGCAGGGAGTTGCCGGCAATCCCTACAGCATCCCGCTTGGCGCCATGCTTCCCTACACGGGAACGACGGCGCCAAACTCGGCTTTCGTGCTGCCATTCGGCCAGGCCATCTCGCGTACGACCTATGCCACGTATTTTTCGCTGGTCGGCACAGCCTACGGCGCGGGCGACGGCTCGACCACATTCAATGTGCTCGACATGCGCGGGCGAGCGCCATTTGGCCAAGACAACATGGGCGGGTCTGCCGCAAACCGCATTACAGTAGCGGGCGGCAACTGGGATGGGACGCAAAACGGAGGCGCAGGCGGCGCGCAAAATCGGACACTGACTACGTCGCAAGTCCCCAACCTCAGCGTATCGGTTTCCGGAACGCCGAGCGGTTCTGTCTCAATCTCGGATACCCGCACTTATGGGGTACCGGCAAATCTGTCGGGGACTGTTGGCCCCAACCAATTGTCGCCCGGGAATAGTTTGGGCGGTAACACCACGATTCCCGCCAATCTCACTGGGGGCAGCATTTCCGGCACCTTCAGCGGCAACTCGCTGACCAGCACTGGAAACACAACGAACGGCGGCGGCGGATCGCATCCGACCATGCCGCCCGCTGTCACGATCCCCTACATCCTGCGCGTGATCTGACCGCGCCAACTCAAGGAGAATCAGTATGCTTGCANCGCTCATCCGAGCGATCGGACAGCTATGGGCGCGGCTCAACTATCTGCCGCCGAGTCCAAGGGCGCCCGCGTACGTACCCGTGCCCGGATCGCCCGCCGCCGCACACCCGACAGTGCCACCGGCGAACGAGCTCGAGGGGCTGCCGCTGCGCTACCTCATCGATACGGATATCTACGGCACCGGCCGTGACGGCGAGATCGTCGAGGTCTCCTATGACGCGACCGGAAAGCCGGCGAGGGGTATTAGCGTCAAATACTGCAATCTGTTTGATGAGAAGAACACAGGCGCATATGGCCCGTACCTGCATGCGTCCCATACGGCAGGCGAGTATCACGAGGGCCAGATCGACCCCAAAGGGCCGGGCTGGACCAAGAACCTGAGCGAGCAATTCGCCCGCGCGGTGGCGCAGGGCTTCCAGTATGTCGAGCTGGATAACCCGGACGCATATTCCGTGGCCGACGTGCTTGGCGCCGTTACGATGGCGGAGCGCTATGGCTTGCGCGTACTGGCCAAGAACCCGCTGCTCATGCAGGGCGATCCGGCACCATACGTCGCGCGCCCCAATGTGGTTGGCGCAATTGTCGAGCGCGGGGCGGGCTCTCCCGCCGATATGGACGCTCTGCGTAAGAAAGCCGGCAAGACAAGTCTCCCGGTCTGGTTTGTTGCGTTCGGCGACGGCCGCGCCTGGGCGGGCAATACCGCGAATCAGGCCAAACAGTTCGGCGGCATGGGCGTTACCTATTCCACTGCCGGCGAGTATGGCGACTCGATCGACCTGCTGCGGCCGGGCAAGCCCGCGCCGCCGGTCGTGGCGGCGCCGCAATCGCCCGCATCGCAGCCTAGCACCTCGAACTTCGCAAAATGCGTCAAGCTCGTGCTTGTGCACGAAGGCGGTAACGACGACGACCCGCGCGATCCTGGCGGGCGAACCTCCCGCGGGATCATCCAGTCCGAATGGACGGAGTGGCGCAAGTCGCATCCCGGCCTGCCCGCGGACGTGTGGCAGGCGCCGCAGGATCAGGTCGAGGCAATCTACAGGCAGAAATACTGGAATGCGCTCTCGTGCGATCAGCTCCCCGCCGGCGTCGATTATTGCGTGTTCGACTACGGGGTGAATTCAGGGATCAGCCGCGCCGCAAAGGTGCTCAAGGCGTGCGAGCCAGCAGAGCCCCGCGACCTCATCAACAAAATCTGTGACGAGCGGCTGGCGTTTCTCAAGCAGCTCCGTACCTGGCCCACGTTCGGCCGCGGCTGGTCAACGCGCGTCTCCGAGGTGCGGCGCGATGCGCTGGCGATGGTCGGAGCGCCTGTAGTGCAGCCTGCACCACAATCGCCGCCGGCTCCAAAGGCTGTAGTGCAATCTGCATCACAAAACCTGCTCGACCCCGAGCGCATCGTCGTCTGGATGCAGGCGCACAACTGCACGGTCGAGACCGCGCGCAAGCGCGTCAATCTCGTCTATCTCGAAGGCGTCAACCCCGACGGCACGCGCAACAACAACCGCATCGATCTCTGGAACGATATCCGGCTCATCCTCCAATACGTCGACGGCAAGCCCAAGGTGGTCTTCGACTGCATCGCCACCACCGAGCCCGGCATCTACTATGACCGCACGCACGTCATCGGTGGGCCGCAGGGAGCAGCGTTGATCGCGCCGGGCCAGCAAGCCTGCTGGCAAGTCGGCATCCATGACGCGGGCAAGAGCTACGGCCACGAGGCACTGGTCCAGACCGGCGCCGAGGTGAGCGTCTACCGCGACTTCGACAAATCGTTCCGCCGGCAGGCGGGCCACATCACCACCGGCTGGTACGGCATCAACCAGCACAGCACCGGGATGGCTGACGCTTCGCTCAGTTCGATCCAGGCATGGTCCGCCGGCTGCCTCGTCGTCCCGCACATGGCTGACCACAAGGAGTGGATGCGCATCCTGAAAACCGACGAGCGGTATCTCGCCGATCACAAATTCGTCTTCCCCACCACCGTCATTCCGGTGGCGTGGCAGACCTGAAAGGAGACTGACATGGACATCATCATCACCATCGCTGCGCTCGCCATCACGGCGTATTTTGTTTTTGACGTGGTACGGGCGTATCGCGCGGCGATCGGCACCCTATGGCAGCGCTGCGCTGCCGCCGCCAAGGGCGCCGCAGCCAGCCTGTGGACCGGTTTCACCGTTGCCGTAACGCTCCTGATAAACGCGCTGGCGCAGCTCGCCGACTTCGTGAACGCCCCGAGCGTAGCCAGTGCGCTCACCACCTATGGCAAGCCGAGCGTGGTTGCTGCGGTGATGATCGCATCAGCCGTCATCCTCGAATACGCCAAGCGGACGAAGGGTGCCTGACATGCTCAGCACCCTCCTCGCGTGGCTCAATCCGCTCTCGACCATCCTGGGCCAGATCCAGCAGTGGGAAGCCAAGCTCCTTGATGCCAAGACCGAGCAGGAGCGCGTCGCGGCGCAAGAGCGGATCGCCTGGTATCAGGCGGCGGCAACGATTGCCGGTCACCCGATCGATGCCGTGATCCGGGCGCTGATGGCGACCCCCGGCATTCTCTTTATCTGGAAGCTCGTCGTCTACGACAAGATGCTGGAGCTCGGCAGCACCGACGACCTGTCCTCGAACCTCTGGTATTTCGCCATCGCGCTCCCGTGGGGCTTCTATTTCCTGCATTGGACGGTGGGACGGTTGCGATCGTGA